AGGTACAAATTTCAATAATTATGACAAGTAAAATTAAAGTAGATAATATAAATAAAGTTTCAGATGATTCAAACATCATCAAAAAATGTGGAACAACTACTACAATCGGATCAGGAGCAAGTAATCCCATTGTTGTAGATGGATCTGCAGTTACATTAGGTCGTTGTGGTGGTACCGTTGCTTTAGCAAGTGGTGCTACTCAATCAGGTTTTGGTAGAACAGGAACTGTAGATTGGAATACAACTCCAAAAACTGCAACATTTACAGCAGTAAGTGGAGAAGGTTATTTTGTAAATACTTCAGGTGGAGCAGTAACTGCAAACTTACCGGCAGGTTCTGCTGGAGCTATTGTAGCGTTTGCAGACTACACAAGAACTTTTGGTTCAAATGCTTTAACAATTAATCCTAATGGTTCAGAAAAAGTTGGTGGAGTTGCACAAGATGCAACATTAGATGTTGGTGGTCAATCCGCGACTTTTGTTTATGTAGATGGAACAGAAGGTTGGATTAATGTTCAAGAAACTCAAACTTCTCAAACAGGTAGAACAGGTTTTGTAATGGCATCAGGTGGAACAGAAACTACTGTTGGAAATGATAAAATTCATACATTTACAGGGCCAGGAACTTTTTGTGTTTCTGCCTTGGCTAACACTCCAGCTTGTAATGAAATTTCATATTTAGTAGTAGGTGGCGGTGGTGGTAGTGGTGCTTATTTTGCTGGGGGTGGAGCAGGTGGAGGTGGATTTAGAGAAGATAAATCTCCAATTACTCCTTATACTGCGTCTCCTTTAGATGGAGCAGGTTCAATAACAGTTACAGCAACAGCTTTTCCTATTGTAGTTGGAGCAGGTGGAGCAGGTGGTCCAGTAAGTAGTTATCCAAGTGAAGGAGTAAATGGTTCTAATTCAAGTTTTTCAACAATCATATCAGCAGGTGGTGGAGGTGGTGGAGGTTTAACTGCTCCTGGTCCTCCAGGAGATAATAGTGGTAATAATGGAGCTTCAGGTGGTGGTGGAGCAGGTTATTGTTTAGCTAATCCAGGCCCTGGTGGATCAGGGAACACTCCACCTGTTAGTCCACCTCAAGGTAATAATGGTGGAACAGCAAGTACAAGTGGACCAGATTATGGATCTGCTGGTGGTGGTGGAGCTACAGCAGTTGGAGTTAATGGACAGGGAAGTGGTTCGGGATCAGGAAATGGTGGAGCAGGAGCAACAACAAGTATTAATAATTCATCAACAACTTATGCTGGTGGAGGTGGTGGTGGAGCTACACCAAGTGGTCCAGTCGGAGCAGGAGGACCAGGTGGTGGTGGACAAGGTGCTCCTTCATATCCAGGATCAGGAACAGCTGGAACAGCTAATACTGGTGGTGGGGCTGGTGGTAGTTCACAAGCAAATGGTGCAACAGGTGGTTCAGGTGTGGTAATAATAAGGTACAAATTTCAATAGGCAAAAATTATGAGTGAAGTAAAAGTAAATAAAATTAGTCCACGATCCGGCACAACGGTAACCCTAGGTGATAGTGGCGATACGTTTACAATTCCTAGTGGTGCAACAATTAACAACCAAGGTACAGCAACAAACTTTGGTGCAACAGGTTCGGCTTCTTGGAATACAACAGTTAAGACATCAGGTTTTACAGCAGTAGCTGGTGAAGGATATTTTGTAAACACAACAGGTGGAGCAGTATCAGTTAATCTTCCAGCAGGAACAGCTGGAGCTGTTGTTGCAATAAAAGATTATGCAGGAACTTTTGATACAAACGCAGTTACATTAGTTCAAAACGGTTCAGATAAAATTGGTGGTTCAACTGTTAATGCAACTTTAGATGTAGAAGGTGTTGCAGTCACATTAGTTTTTGTAGATTCAACACAAGGTTGGTTAGTAACAGATTCAGGTTTACAAGAAGAAGCACCAACAGCACAATACATTATAGCAACAGGTGGTACAATTACTTGTTCTGGAGATTTTAAAATTCATACATTTACAAGTCCAGGAACATTTACAGTAAGTCAAGCAGGTAATGCTTCAGGATCTAACACAGTAGATTATTTAGTGGTAGGTGGTGGAGGTGGAGCAGGAGTAAATGGTAATTGTGGTCCTAATGGAGCTTCTGGTGCTGGAGCCGGTGGTTTTAGAGTATCAAATGGTTATGGTAGTCCCGCACCTCTTATGTCTCCTTTAGCATCGCCAACAGCTTTACCAGTTGGAGCTACAGGTTATCCTGTTACAGTAGGTGCAGGAGGAGCAGCAAACACTGGTTCTCCTTATTATGGAAATCCTGGAAATCCTTCAACTTTTACAGGTACAACTACAATAACATCAGCAGGTGGTGGTTTTGGTTCTGGAAATCAAGATAAAGCAACAGTTCCAGGAAGTGGTGGACCTGGTGGTTCAGGTGGTGGCGGTCACCAAGTTAGTCCTGGAGGTAATCAAACCGGAGCAGGTAATACACCTCCTGTAAGTCCACCTCAAGGAAATCCTGGATCAACTGGAAGTTCACCGAGCGGTGAAGGTGGTGGAGGAGCTGGTGCAGCTGGAATAAATTCTGGATGGTGTGGTGTACCAACAAACGCTGGAAAAGGTGGTGCTGGTTCTTATATAATTCAAGCAGGTTTTGGAGGATGTAATGGAACAACAGGTCCAGTGGGATCAACAAGATATTTTGCAGGTGGAGGAGGTGGATCAAGTTCACCTGGTAGAAGTCCAGGAGGAGTTCCCGGTCCTGGTGGAGCAGGAGGTGGAGGTCCTGGCGGTGTTAGTCCTACTCCCGCACCTAATCAACAGGGTGTTGCAAATACTGGTGGCGGTGGTGGAGCTACAAGTTGTTCACCTGGAGAAGTAGGTAATGGTGGTTCTGGAATAGTAATAATTAGATACAAATTCCAAAATTAATATGTATTTACTAACTTTTAAAATTAATATATAAGGAGAAACATTATGGCACATTTTGCAAAACTAGGAGCTAACGGAAAAGTTATTCAAGTATTAACTTTGAATAATAGTGATATGTTAAACGCTGATGGTGTTGAAGACGAAGCAGTAGGTCAACAATATTTAGAAACACATAATAATTGGCCTGCACAAATGTGGATTCAAACATCTTACAATACAGCTGGTGGTCAACATAAAGATGGTGGAACACCTTTTAGAGGAAACTACGCAGGTATAGGTTATACTTGGGACGAAGATGATCAAATTTTTTGGCCTAAAAAACCATATGCATCTTGGGTAAAACATAACGAATCAGCTTCTTGGAAATCACCAATCGGTGATGCTCCAGCATTAACAGCTGAACAAACTTCACAAAACGAAGCAGATACTCACGAATGGTCTTACGTTTGGAATGAATCAGGACAGTCTTGGGATCTAACAGATTCTAAAGCATAATTGATCTAGATCAATTCTTTTAATATCAATTGACATTATAAATGACGGATGTATATATTACATCCAGGTATGCAAAAGAAAGTATTAACAGAACAAGCTTTATATTATGGTGATGTGGCAATGCCTAAAGATTGGGACATCGACCGAGATAAATTATCAGGCGATATATTACAATCACAAATTCAAAACAAAGATTTTCCGTTTTCCCGAACTTGGGATATGTTAAATACCTATATGCGAGATCACGTTAATCTTGAATATGGTGTTAATTTAATTAACAAAGAAACGTGGGGTAACATCTATAAACCTAGCGAGACTACAATTCCATTACTTAATATCGATCCAGTAGATTTACGTAACTCTCCAGACTTTACATTACTCTATGGTGTAAAAGTTAAAGATTGTTTTGTTCGAATACACTTTGAAGATAACAGACGTAAAGGAAGAAGTTGGGATATACCATTGACTAATAATCAATTCATTATGTTTCCATCTACTAATATGTATTACCTAACTAACAATCAAAACGATTCATTAAATTTTGTACAAACTATAACTTATGAATATATCTAATTACTATTGGTATTTTAGTGGTGCTCTTACACCAAAGTTTTGTGATGATGTAATAGAATATGCAAATTCACAAGAAGAAGTTATGGCTAGAACAGGTGGCTATGGTGATAGAAAATTAAAAAAAGAAGAAGTAAAAGATTTAAAAAGAAAAAGAAATTCTGATTTAGTTTGGTTAAATGAT